CCAAGAAGAGAAGAGGACACGCGAAGCGGCCGAGGCTACGGCACGGGCAGTTCAAAGATGGGAGCGCGCCAAGCCATTGGACGGGCCAAGCCCATACCTCGATCGCAAGCAGATCCCGCCCCATGGATGCCGGGTTGAAGGCCAGAACCTTCTTATCCCCGTTCACGACAGCGACGGAGAAATCATGTCGGTGCAGGCCATCCCACCTGAAGTCGGGGGGGTAAAGCTGTACCAACGCGGTGCACCAGTAGCGGGCGGGCGCTTGAACATCGGCATCTATTTTGGCCGAGTGTTCATCTGCGAAGGGTTCGCCACAGCAGCTTCGCTGTATGAAGCCTATGCGGACCAGATTTGCATTGCCTTCAGCAAGGACAATATCCCTGTCGTGGCTCGTGAGCTTGTCGGCGTCGGGGCGCATGTCATCATCGCGGCTGACCGCAAGGGCCTTGACCAGATGCAGGCGCTCGGCCGGGATCTGGGTATCCCGGTGGTGTACCCACCCCAGCTCAAGGACGGGGATGATTTCAACGACCAGATGGTAGAGCAGGGTATCGACGCCGTGCGCGAAACGATCGCCAATGGGTTGATCGATTTCGCCAACGCCCCACCACCGCCTGAAGAAGCACCGTTCTGCGCCATATCTTTCGTGGACGCCTTCGACTTCGATGAGGCCGCTATTGCCAAACGGAAATGGCTGATCCCCGGCGCTATCATGGCGGGGAACACGCATATCCTCGCCGCACCTGGCGGCACGGGCAAGTCACTGTTTACGCTCCAACTGGCGATCACGCTGGCATCCGGCAAGGCGTGGGGGAAATGGGAGCCATCCCGGCCGTGCAAGGTGATGATTATCAATGCAGAGGACGACGTTCCGGAGCAGCACCGTCGGTTGGCGGCGGCTCGGACTGTCATGGGAATGGACACCAAGGCGTTGCGTGGGCGCATCCTGATGGCTGACAGCCCAACCAGCATCTCTGTTGCCGAGATGGATGCCGGTAAGCGCATACCAAGGGCATCGGCTCTGGTGGAACAGCTTGTGGCGATGATCCGTCATCACTCTATCGACGTGCTGATCGTGGATCCCTTTACAGAAACGTTCGAGGGGGATGAGAACAGCAATGACGAGGTGAAATGGGCCATGAAGGTCTGGAGGGACGATATCGCCAGAGCTACAGGCGCTGCCGTATATCTGGTGCATCACGTCACCAAGGACAGCAACGACGGAAGCAAGGCCGGGTCTGCGTCAGCGGTGCGTGGTGCGTCGGCGTTGGTAAACAGTGTGAGGTTCGCCGCCACCATGTTCGGTATGAACGAAGGGCAGGCTGCGGCTCTTGGGGTGCCGCCGGAAGAGCGGTTCAAATATGTTCGGTATGATGATGCGAAGTCCAACCACTCGCTGATATCGGGCACGACGTGGTTTGAGAAGGTTTCCGTAGTCATCCAGAATGGCGAACGCGGCGATAGCGATGGGGGTGACGAGGTGGGCGCGCTGCGGCCCTGGGAGCCGTCCCCACCGCTCATCATGATGCACGACAAGGCCGAGGTGATGGCGTTTCTGGATAAGGTCAACGATGGCTATGTGACGCCAGATGGCGAGTGTTTGGAGCAGCCTTTTATCCGTCAGATGAAGGGGCCGCGCTGGATCGGCAACCTCATCCAGCAGCATCTGGAGATCGATAACAAGGAAGCTAAGGCGCTGGTGGACCGGCTGATTGATGGCCGAATCCTGTCCGAATACGTCTATAGGGATGAGATGAAAGGGCGCGATGCAAAGGGTCTTCAGGTAGATCTGGAGCGTGCTAAAAAGGAGTTCGGAACGCCCCCGGTATGAGTTTTTGGTTCCGGGGTATATCGGGGATACCGGGGCGATTCCCCGGAAACCCCGGAAACGTACAGTCCCTTTAAGGGGACTGTTACGTTCCGGGGGTGATTACCGGGGGATCGGGCGTTCCGGGGATTTCCGGGGGAAAAGTTACTGGGGAGAGGTGCGAGATAAAAGTGATAATGGGTGTTGACACTCACACGGACTCAGGGTAGGAAGGATGCACAGAGCGAGATGAGGAACGAAGAGATGACCAAGCAAGTGACGATCTGGAGCTTTCGCCACAGCGTAGCGCAGGGCAACCATCAGGTTGCAGAGCGCAAGTGCGCAGAGGATGACGCTCTGGCTTGGTTGTCGATTTTTGAGGCTGATGAGCCGGGCATTTGCTTCGTCGCCTCGGCTCGCAAGCCCACATCGAAAAGGAACGGGTGATGAGAGATCCCGTTCGTGATACGCTGCTGGCGGCGCTAGAGGGATTACTTGCTTTTTGTCCGGCGGATACGGAGAAGCAAGATCGAGCTGTGATGGCAGCTAGACGCGCTGCCGCTTTGGCTCGCAAAGAAAAAGCTGGATTGGGTGTTGACACCCTCCCCGGTCGGGGGTAGGGAGGTGGGGAAGAGAACGAAGGGATAGCGACATGGACATCAACGCTCGACTGAACGCTGCAATCGCCGCTCGCAAGAATGCTGGTTTGCAGATCTGGTTTGTGGGTGCCGAGTTCGGCAAGCCGGTGGCTATCAACTGCGCTAACGAGGCGCAGCGGCAGGGTCACATCGTCGCGTTGCGCGCCAAGGGCCGCACTATTCTGAACGATGGGCGTGGGGTGGCGGCATGAGGATTTTGGTAGCTTGTGAATATAGCGCGATCGTTCGGGATGCCTTCCGGGCGCGAGGGCATTACGCCTGGTCGTGTGATCTATTGCCGACCGAAGGCGATCCAGAATGGCATATTGAAGGTAGCGTGTTGCCGGAAATGGCGCATGGCGAGTATTGGGATCTCATGATCGCCCATCCACCTTGCACCCACCTTGCGGTCAGCGGAGCACGACACTTTCCAGCCAAGCGCGCAGATGGACGGCAGCAGGAGGCCTTGGCATTTGTGCAGAAGCTGATGGATGCGCCGATTAATCGCATCTGCGTGGAGAACCCGATCAGCATTATCAGTTCGCAGATCCGAAAGCCCGATCAGATCGTACAGCCGTGGCAGTTCGGGCATGGCGAAACGAAGGCTACCTGTCTGTGGCTGAAGGGGTTGCCGAGGCTGGTGCCTACCAACATCGTGGAAGGCCGCTCCGATCGCATCCACAAGATGCCGCCGGGGCCTAATCGCTGGAAAGAACGGAGCCGGACGTATCAGGGGATTGCGGACGCAATGGCGGAGCAGTGGGGATGAGCCCTGATATCTTCCCCTGCACCCATCCCCGCACCCCCGAGAACAGCAAACCCCGTGGCGATCGGCCGATAGGGGTGAAGTGTCGGATCTGCTGCCGTGAACGTGAGAAAAAAAGTCAGAGGAAACGACGTGCGGGGGTTGACGTTAAAAGCGAGGGCGCATAAGGTTGGGGCACAGAGCGAGATGAGGGATTAGAGAGATGGCCGCCCAGCAGATGAGTAACGTTCGGTACGCAGCCAGGGTTTGAACGACGCCAAGCGCGTTGAGGCAGAAGCCCGCGCCGATTGGAACAACATGAGCACCAATGTTGCCATGTGGCAGAGGTGGCAGGATGCAGAGGATGCGGTTGATGCGGCTCGGGTTGCCTACGACAACGCGATGGCAGCGGCATAACTCCTTCCCAGGGAGGTGGGGAAGAGCAAGCAGGAGTAAGACGATGGCACAGCATAACGTTACCGCCGACGATATGATGATGGCTCGTGATGCAGTTGCCCGCGCCTGGAAGGCAGTGCAGATGGCTGACGCCGAATGGGAAGCCTGTGCTTCCGAAGTGGCTAACATGAACCAGGCATCTGCGGTCAAGGTGTGGAAGCGTGCAGTCGTCCGGCGCGAGAAGATGGAGCGCCGGATGTGGGAGCAGCAGGATGCGGCCTGATTTGAGTGGCATAACTATCGGGATAAATGTGAGGAGGAGTTTTGCTAATGGGCTTTAGGTCAACAGGAAACGAGGTTGCTATTCGCAACCTTACTCCGTCGCATCGACGTGCTATTGTCGCTGCGGAGGAAGCAGTTAATGATGGCGCTTTGTGCTATTGGGCACCATCTTTTAAGGCTGTACGCAATGCCGAAACGATGGGCGTGGCTCGACAAGAGCAAGAGGGGTGCTTGCTTATGGCGCTCACTGCTTTTGGCAAAGCAATTCGCGAGGATCTGAAGTCAGCGTGACTAGCAACCCCCTCCAAGTCGTGCTATCCTCCGCCCTGCGTGGGTTCGGGTGGACCTTGGGGCGTCTGGTCGCGGTGAGGGTTTGGAGGTGGTGATGAACAATCCCTATGCCTCGCAGAATGCCTATTGCCAGCTTGGCCTACAGCAATACGGCCGCAACAAGGCCGGCAATGCGCCTCAAGGTCTGTTGGGACAATTCTCTCCAGGTGCTGGATCTCACATCCAACAGCCTCGATCGCTGAGCGATCGTATGTCGTCGTGGCTTATGCGGCTTGAAATCAGGACCGATAGGCTTGACCTTGACGGCAAGGATATGGACGAGCAAGAATGGTTGCGGTGGATGAGCGAGTTGGAAGAATTCCAGAAGGAGATCGACGGGTGACCGGCAATTTCCCGAGTGGGCTGTGGCACTGCAGCTGACATCGTTGTAAGCAACAAAGTATCAGGAATGGTGGATGGCGTTTGAAAAGGGCAAAAGCGGAAACCCGAATGGTCGACCAAAGGTGCTGCTGCCTGACGGTCGCTCATTGTCCGATATTGCCAAGGCTCATACCGCTAAAGCGATCGAAACGCTGGTTGAGATCATGGAAGATGAGGACGCGCCGCACTCCGCCAAGGTATCGGCCATCAATTCCATTCTCGATCGCGGGTGGGGTCGTCCTGCGCAATCCATCCAAGTCGGCGGCGATCCCGATGGCGTCCCGGTACAGGTTCAGCAGGTAACGGATGCAGCAAATGCTTTCAAAAGCCGACTTGTTCAGGCGGCTGCCGCTGGCCACGCAGATGACGGAGATGGAGAAGCTCAGTCCTGAGGTTCAGGCTGCGCTGAATTACGATTGGTCGTTCTGGGCGCGGCCGGACCAAATGACACCTCCCGGCAACTGGCGCACATGGCTTGCTTTGGCGGGGCGAGGGTTCGGCAAGACCGAGATGGGTGCGCAGTGGATCCGGGAGCGCGTCAAGAACGGGGCGATGTCCATAGCCCTGGTGGCAGAAACCCAGAAGGATCTTGAGGAGGTTATGATACCGCGCATTTTGCGCGTGTCACCTCCGGAGGAAATGCCTGAGGTTCGGTACAAGCCAGTGCGGCTCAAGTGGCCATCGGGGGCTGTGGCGTTCGGTTACAATGGCACGGAGCCGGACCAGCTGCGCGGCCCCGAGTTCGATACCGCATGGGCGGACGAGCTGGCGAAATACTCCAAGGCACGTGAGACGTGGGACATGCTCAAGTTCACGATGCGTCGTCCTGATCCGCGTGTGCTGGTGACGACCACACCCCGCCCCATTCCGATCATCAAGGATCTCGCAAAGGACAAGCGAACTGTGGTCACGAGGGGATCGACAATGGCCAATGCGGGCAATCTGGACTCTGCTTATCTGGAGGAAATCCAAGAGAAGTATGCGGGCACCCGCCTTGGCCGGCAAGAGATTGATGGCGAGATCGTGGATGACGTGGTGGGGGCGTTGTGGACCCGATCATCCCTTGATACGCTGCGTGTGAAGGAAGCGCCGAACATGGCGCGGATAGTGGTGGCTATCGATCCATCAGGAACGGACGGAAAGGACGAGGGCGATGATGTCGGGATTGTTGTCGCTGGTAGAGGCGTTGATGGGCGTGGCTACGTTCTTGCTGATCGTACTTGCAAGCTTTCTCCTGATGGCTGGGCACGGATGGCTGTTTCTGCTTACCATCAATTTGGCGCGGATCGTGTGGTTGCTGAACGAAACTTTGGTGGTGCCATGGTTGCAGCCGTTGTCCGGCAGGCGGACAGAAGCGTAGCGTACAAGGAGGTTACGGCAAGCCGGGGCAAGTGGGTCAGGGCAGAGCCGATATCCGCCTTGTATGAACAGGGGCGCGTATCTCACGTTGGTGGATTGCCCGAGCTTGAAGATGAGATGGTGTTGATGACCGCTGCCGGGTTCATGGGGGAGGGGTCGCCCAACAGGACAGATGCCTTGGTGTGGGCGCTAACGGAGGTCATGCTAGGGCATATACCCGTTCCTCGTTCACAGCCCGTCGCTCCCATCCCATCAACCCGCACGTCTTTTTCAGGCAGGCGTTGATCCTTGCTCTTGGCGGCGATCTCGGTTAGGGTGCGGTCATGAGCGACGACGCCCCCGGTGAAACCGAACTGTCCGACAAGGCTGCCCGCTCGCAAGAGATGATGGCGGTACATGACCGCGCCATGCGCAGGTTCCGGGAAACCGTCGAGCCGCAGCTGTTGCAGCGCGAGCAGTGCCTTCAGGCGCGGCGCTTCTGCTCCATCCCTGGCGCACAGTGGGAAGGCGTTTGGGGCGAGCAGTTCGAACACAGCATTCGCGTCGAGGTGAACAAGGTTCTGCGCGGGGTGCGCAAGATTGAGGGTGACTATCGCGCTAACCGCATCGTGCCGGACTTCCGGCCGGCTGGTGGGGATAGCTCGAACGAGACGGCCGATACACTGGATGGGCTGCACCGTGCCGACAGTTATCATTTCAAGGCGCAGCAGGCGCGCGACAATGCCGTGCTGGAAGCGATCAAGGGAGGCTTCGGCGCGTATCGCCTGGCTACCGCTTGGGCCGATCCCTACGACAAGGAAAGCGATGCTCAGCGGGTAAATCCCGCCATGGTCATTGCGGATGCAGATCAGTCCGTGTTCTTCGATGGCAACAGCAAGCTCTACGACAAGTCTGATGCTCGCTTCGCGTTCGTGCTGACCAGCATGACGGTGGACGCGGCACGGGAAGAGTATGACGAAGACGATCGCCATACCGTAACCACCTGGGATGATGGTCTGCGCAAGGCGTATGGCTGGTACGAGTGGTTCCAGCCGGACATGATCCGGGTGTGTGATTATTACGAAGTGGAGGAGGTCAAAGACAAGCTATGGATCTTCACCGAGACGCTGACCGGTAAGGAAGAGCGTTATTGGGCTGAAGAGATCAGCGCCGAAGATCGCAGCATCAAGGTATCCACGGGTTGGATCCCGCGTAGCCGCAAGGTAGAGCGGTGCCGGGTTCACAAGTACGTGATGTCGGGTGCTGAAGTGTTGGTTGACGGTGGGTATATTGCGGGCGATGCCATTCCGATCGTGCCAGTATACGGAGTGCGGGAGTTCATCGATAACCAGGAGCGGTTCAAGGGCCACGTCCAGGATAAGATGGACAGCCAGCGTATCTACAACGCGAAGATCTCCAAAATGATGGAGACGGACGCGCTTGCACCGCGCGAGATCCCGATCCTGACCCCCGACATGGTGGCGGGCCACGAACAGCGTTGGGCCAACCAGAATATCGAGCGCCATCCTTATGCGCTCATCAATCCGCAGTATGACGAAGACGGCAAGATGGTGGCCATGGCCCCGGTGGGGATGATTACACCGCCGCAGATGCAGCCTGTTACCGCTGCGCTGTTGCAGATTGCGGCATCCGATCTTGTCGAGGATGACGCGGACGGCGCGGATACGGTCAAGGCCAACACCTCTGCAGAAGCTATGGACATCGCCGCTACGCGGGTGGATGCCAAGTCGGGCATCTACCTCGACAACATCCGCCAGAGCATCCAGCGGGAGGGCGAGATTTACCTTGCCATGGCCCGTGACGTGTATTTCGAGCAGGGCCGCAAGGTCGAGACGATGACCGAAGAGGGTGACGACGGCGAAGCTGTGCTGAGCCAGATGGTCACGGATCCCAAAACGGGCAATACGCGGGTCATCAACGATCTTCAGCGCGGCAAGTACAAGGTCATCGCTGACGTTCAGGAAGCGACCACCACACGTATGGAAAAGACTGTGCGCCGGGCCATGGAGGGCGCTGCGTTGTGCATCCAGGCGCAGGACATGGAGGGCGCGCAGGCGTTCCTTGGCACGGCCGTGCTGAATACGGACGGCGAGGGCATGGGCGACTTGCAGGCATGGTGGCGCAAGCGCCTGCTGGCGTCAGGCGTTGTCGAGCCTACCGAGGATGAGCGGGCCGAAATGGAGCGTGCGGCCGAGCAGCGGCAGGCACCAGATCCGCTGGTGCAGATGCAGATGCTTATCGCGCAGTCCAAGGCGCGTCTGGATGATGCTTCGGCCGGCAAGGCTGTGGCTGATACCGATCTGTCCCGTGCCAAGGCTGTGCTTACCATGGCACAGGCCATGGCGGTTGGTGGGCCGGAGGCTGCGCCTGAGGTGCTGTCCGGGTTGGGGCAGGAAAAGGACGCCGCCAAAGCTGAGCGCGATCGTGCGGAGGCGGAATGGACCCGCACGGATGCCGCGCTCCTACCACAGAAGCTGGAACTGGAGCGGCAGAAGATCCGTCGTGGGCCACAGCCGGGGCCGGATCAATGATCCACCGCGCGCCTATGCGCAAGATCCATTGGCGGGCATGGTTCGAAAGTTACTCAGGGTATGACAGGCTGTTTCCACCCCGCCTGCCGCGTTTGGTCGCGGCCAATGACCTTGACCCTTTCTGGTGGTAGCTGAAGGAGATACGGATGCCGGGCGAATTCGAGGATGACGATACGCTGCTGCTGACGGATGTCGCGCAGGATGACGGCGAGGCCAGTGATGACGGCAATCAGGAAGATGCTGCGCCGGACATTCTGTTTGCGGACGAGATCCCGGCAGAGGGCGCGACAGAAGATGACGCCAGTCCCGATCTGCCTAAGCGGCTGCGTCGTGAACTGGACACGCGGGGGCGTGATCTTGCCGCCGCCAAGCGCGAGAAGGCGGACTTGGAACGGCAGCTCGCTGAATTGAAAGCGCCGAAGATCGAGCCGGTCGGCAAGAAGCCTGATCTGTGGGAAGATTGCGACGGTGACGTTGAGAAGTACGACGCTGAATTGCTGGCCTATGAGGGGCGCAAGCGCCAGGTAGAAAGCGCGGGAGACGCAAAACGCAAGGCAGAAGAGGCGCAGGCCGCGAAGGTCACGCGCATGTTCGAGACGTACAACACGCAGAAAGCCGAGCTTGGCCGTGCGGATTTTGCGGATGCAGAAAACGCGGTGATGTCTGTCCTGTCCGTGGAACAGCAGGGCTTGCTGGTAGAAGCGGCCGATAACCCAGCCAAGCTGATCTATGCGCTGGGCAAGTCGCCGGCAAAGCTGGCGATGCTGGCTGGGATGGACAGCCTTGCGAAGTTCACGGCCACCATTGGCAAACTGGAGGGATCGATTACCATGGGTACGCAGCGCAAGGCTCCGCCGCCGGAAAAAGTTACGCGGGGTGCGGGGTCTGTTTCCGCGTCGGGTGGGAGCAAGCGTCTTGCCGAGTTGGAGGCGAGGGCGGACAAGACCGGAGATCGTAGCGAACTGATCGCCTATCGCCGTGCAATGAAGGAGAATAGCAAGTGAGCCGCAAGCATACGGGTGGTATCATCAATGCCGAAGGCGTAGAGATCGGCGATGGTCAGCGTGGCCAAGATCAGCACCACGAATATCCCAAGATGCTCTACAAGGGCAGCGACCATATCGTGGTAGATGATATGGAGGGCGAAATCGCTGCGTCGGAAGATGGCTGGTCTTCGGGTATTTCCGCCGCTCCCAATCCCATGGCGGACGAGATCGCGCGCTTGCGTGCTGAACTTGCCGCACGCGATGGGGCTGCCGATCCTGTTATGCCTGAGTTGAAGCGCGGCCCTGGTCGCCCGCCTCGCTCTGCAACCACCTTTACCGAATAGGGGCTACCTTCAAGGTGGATGTGGTGCCGGCCTCCTGAATGATCCTTCTGCCTGCCCGACCCTCATGGGTTGTGTGGCGGGTCAACGCGTCGCCCCACAGCACTTCGGGCGCGAAGATGGGTAATCGGCACCAACTCATTTAAGGGCTTGCAACGCCCACGTAGATCGCGCATTATGCGCCTGCATCGACCGCCGCCTCCCGGCGCTAAGTGGAGAGACAAGATGCTGGAGCCACTACTGGCTCGCCTTGTCTTAACCGCTATGGGAGTTTTATAAAATGCCGAGTTCCTTCACGAAGGAAGAGCGCATCATGTTTGATGATGTGATCGACGGGTTCGAAGATTTTCTCAGCTATGCCGCTCTTGCCAAGAAGTATGAGCCGCTTAGCCCGAATGAGCTGGTTCACACCCGTGATCGCATGTGGATCCCGTCGCCGATGATCGGCACGACCTACGACGGCTTCGATCAGACGGCTAATTTCGACGGCATCACGGAAATGTCGATCCCGGTTTCGATCGGGTTCCACAAGGCAACGCCGAAGTCGATGAGTGCCAAGAACCTGCGCAATACGTCGGCGCTTTCGATGTACGGCGACGCCGCCAAGGAGCAGATGGCTTCGCAGGTCAACATCGCTCTGCGCAATCGCGTTGCCCTTGAGGGCTCGCTGTTCGTCAAGCGGACGGTTGCTCCGACCGGCTATGACGATTTCGCGCAGGCCAATGCGGCGATGACCCGTATCGGCGTTCCGACCCGCAACCGCGTCGCCATGGTCGGCGTGGATACCAGCATCGGTGTCACGTCCAACCTTGCCAGCCGTTCGGAAGACACGGCGCGTTCGGATGACGCGTATCGCACCGGCCTGATCCGCCGGAACATCGCCAATTTCGACGTGTACAGCGACGATCAGGCGCTGATCCTGGCTGCCGCTGCTGGCGGCGCGACGACGGTCAACGGTGCCAATCAGTACCTGGAGCCGAAGGGTACCTACATCGAGCCGGATGGCGAAGAGGTCAACCAGGACAACCGCTATTCCAACCTCGTGGTGACCGCTGCCAGCTATGCGGGTATCAAGACCGGAGATGCCTTCACGATCACGGGCGTCAATGCTCTGCATCGCATCAGCAAGCAGGACACCGGCAAGCTCCAGACGTTCCGCGTTATCAGCAAGCCGGCGGCGAACACGATCCGCGTTGCTCCTGCCATCATCTCGAATGGCGGCAACACGATCGCGGGCCGTGAGTATCAGAACGTCTCGGCTACTCCGGCAAACGGCGCGACGATCACGTGGCTGAACACGGTCACTGCGGAGCTTAACCCGTTCTTCCGGCGTGACAACCTGCTGCTGCTGCCTGGTTCGTTCTCGGTGGACCCGGCGGACGG